ATGTGATGACAAGCGACATACAGGGCATTCAGGACTGGGCTACAGGGTTAAGGTAAAGGAGGAGCGCAATGGAGTACTACGAAGGCAAACTGTGCATCTCTGCCCGTGAACTGGTGGGCAAAGGCATCATGACCAGTGCCAACTACGCTAAGAAAGCGGGGCGTGGTCAGATAGATGTTGTCCGTCAGGGAAAGGGGCTGGGTAACTATGCCCTCATCGCCATTGACAGCCTTCCACGCATCTATAAGGAAAAGGTGCAGGAACTCTATCCCGACGGTGACCTCACCCATCTGAAGCTATGGGTATGCAGCAACTACGAAACCGACCAAAATGCCGTGGCGTTCTTTCATGACAGGGACAAGATCGGCTTGGAACTGAGTCCTGAGAAAATCAAGGAGTATGTGACAAATGCGAGCGTGCTGAATTGCTGCATTAAACTCTACAACCGTGCCGCTACGGCACAAAAACTGATGGGACGCAAGTATAACTGGGAGGATATGGTGCAAGCCATCAAGGCTCTAAAAGATGAATTCGCCCACACGCTGCCCACGAGCGCACTGCGTTTCAGAAAAAAAGTGAACGAGTATAGGGATGGAGGCTACGGTAGCCTTATCAGCGGCAAGTTCGGCAACCAGAGCGCAAGGAAAGTGGATTACAAGACCAAACAGCTGATCCGTGGCTTGGCTGTCTTGCCCAACAAGCCCTACAACAGCAATGTACATGAGATGTATATCAGCTTTGTATGTGGTGAGCTTGATGTTTATGACCCGAAGACCGGAGAGCTCTTCAACCCCGATGATTTCACGGATAAAAACGGTGATCCGAAGTATCTCAGCGAAAGCACCATCAACAACATACTGAACGAGCCGGCAACCAAGATGCTGATAGAGAAATCGCTGTCGAGCTGGAGCACCTTCATGCACGAGCAAATGCCTTATATGCACAGACACAGCGGACACTTCTCACTGAGCCAGATTACGATGGACGACGTGGACCTGACACGAAAGCTGAAGGACACGAAGCAACGTGTACATGCTTACTATGCCTACGATGTGGTGAGCCAGTGCGTGATAGGCGCAAGCTATGCGAGGAAGAAGGACGAGCGGCTCGTAGTGGACTGCTTCCGTGATATGTTCCGACTGATAGCGCGTAACGACTGGGGTATTCCTGCCGGTATCGAGGTGGAGAACCACCTGATGAGCCAGTATAAGGAGGGCTTCCTGAAAGCCGAGACGGTGTTCAAGTTCGTGCGCTTCTGCGCCCCTCTGAACTCACAGGAGAAATATGCCGAGCCTCTGAACGGTGCGAAGAAGCGCAGCGTGATACACAAGAACCACGAGGGTATCGGTCGTTTCTACGGCAAGGGCAAGTGGCGTCAGGAGTATCAGAAAATCAGCGACGAGACCAACGAACTCTACGAGGACAAGGAATATTTCACTTGGGAGCAGCTGGTTGCCGATGACCGTAAGGACAATGAAGAGTGGAACAACATGCTGCACCCCAACCAGAAGATGTATCCGGGAATGACGCGCTGGCAGGTGCTGGAGGCAAACATCAACCCGAACCTGCTGCCATACGACGCGAGAACGCTTGCCTATCATATCGGTGAAAGAGTGGAAACGAGTATTCGCAGAAATTCGACCGTAAGGGTGGCACACGAAGACTGGTGGCTGAGCAGCACGAGCGTACTGGAACGGCTGGAACCGAACAATTATAAGGTAACAGCCTGTTATCTTCCCGATGATGAAGGCGCTCCACAGGAGGTGTTTATTTATCAGAAAGGCAAATACATCGACACCGTGGAGAAAGTGAATACTTACAGCCGTGTTATGGCCGAACAGACGGAAGAAGACCAAGCTGCATTCGTGGAACAGCAGAAGAAGATAGCGAAGTTCAACAAATATGTTGAGGACAACGCCATCGACAGACTGGGAATACTGAAGCCGAGCCAACAGGCACAGCAGGAAGTACTGGAACTGAAACCCTCCGCTCCTCTGAAATATGAGCCAAAAATGCCATTGCCAAGCGCATCGGACAGAGCGGTCGCAGACATATAGAATAACGTTAAAATGCCATTAGAATATGATTAGTGAGACTCAAAAACAGCGGATACTGGAGGCGATAGCAGCCAACCGCAAGAACTATCCGAGTGATGCGAAGCATGCATCGGCACTGGGTATCTCTCCAAGTGTCTATAACGGCTTGAAAAAAGGCCAGACGGAGAAAGCGCTGAGTGATGCCAACTGGGTAAACATTGCCCGGAGGCTGGACGTGAACCTCCGAGAGACGATAGAATGGAAAGGGGCACAGACGGAAACCTTCAGGTATATCAGCCTGCAGATGGAGGCGTGTCAGGAACGCAGTCTGAGCGTGATACTCTGCGACCTGCCCAACATCGGCAAGACCTATACGGCACGCTGGTATGTACACGAACATCGTAACGCTGTGTACGTCGATTGTTCACAAGTGAAGACGAAGCGTGCGTTGGTCAAGAAGATAGCACAGGAGTTTGGTGTCGGCATCAGCGGCAAGTATCAGGACACCTACGAGGATCTCGTGTATTATCTACGCTCGATGGAGCGTCCGTTGGTAGTGCTGGACGAAGCTGGGGACTTGCAGTACGAGGCTTTCCTTGAACTGAAGGCATTGTGGAACGCAACGGAAATGTGCTGTGGCTGGTATATGATGGGAGCAGACGGACTGCGTGCCAAGATAAACAGGATGGTGGAACATCAGAAGGTGGGCTATGCCGAGATATTCTCACGCTATGGCGGTAAGTACAGCCGTGTAACGCCTGACCAAGAAGATGACCGTAGGGAGTTCCTGCTGGAGCAAGCTCGTGCCGTGGCCAGCGTGAACGCACCGAAAGGTACGGACATTGGTCAGATCGTGCGCAGAAGTGGCGGCGGGCTGAGAAGGGTTTATACAGAGATAGAGAAACTAAAAAAAGCATAGTACATGGAAACAAAGATAACAGTGACATTTGAAGGCGGAACACGCAGGGTGCTGAAGAGTCGAAGCGAGTTGAATAATATAGATGAGCACCAAGAGGCCTGCTTCGTGATGAATAATCTACAGGTATTTCATGGCTATTGTGATGGAGAAGTGGACGACGATGGTGATTTTGCAGTATTTAATACCATTCACGGTATAGCACTCCCTTTCAACCGTCTTATGGGCTGGTTCTATAAATATAGCGGGAAAAGAAATCAAAGAGGATAAAGTGATATGACCAAACGCGCATACAGTCCGAAAGAGATTGCAGCCAAGAAATGGGTAACATTGCCTTGGGGTGAGCAGTGGAGTGAGCCGTTCGGCTTCCCTGCCGAGAACGCCTCTTGGTTCATCAGTGGGGCAAGTGCGCAGGGTAAAAGCTCGTTTGTTATGCAGTTGGGCAAGGAACTGTGCAAGTATGGTCCTGTTCTCTATATGAGCTATGAGGAACGTGTAAACCAGAGTTTTCAGCGGCGAATGGACTATTTGGGAATGAACGAGGTACAAGGACGTTTTCGAGTTGTAACCGATGATTCGATAGAGGAACTTGCCGAGCGTCTTTCCAAGCCCAAATCCCCGAAATTCATTATCGTGGACTCTTATCAAGTGGCATACGACGATTTCGGATGGACTTATCCTGCTGCTGTTGCCTTGATGCGCCGTTTCAATCACAAGTGCTTCATCTTCATCAGTCAGGAAGACAAAAGTGAGCCAACAGGCAAACCGGCACGACGGCTCAGGTATATCTGTGATATGAAGGTTCGTGTGATGGGTTACAAAGCCTACTGTTTGGGCAGGTCAATTGGTGAAGCCGGAAACCATTACGTTGTCTGGAAAGAAGGTATATTGAAAACAAGTAACAATCTATGATATGGACGAGAAAGAAAAATGCTGCATCTGCAGCAAAGAGATAGAGGGGATGGGTAATAATCCCTATCCCGTGAGAACGGAAGGACGGTGCTGCCGATATTGCAACTATATCATGGTACTGCCGAAAGAGTAAAGTTATATGGCAAACAAGCGAGACAACCTGTTGTATAGGTTACGGAAAAAGGGCGTGCAGGTCAATACCCGCGAACGCGTTATCTTCTTCGGCGTTGGTGGCGAGCCGTTCAAGATAAGGCAGATAATACGGCTGTGCCGTGAGTTTCATTTCAATGTGCAATTAGTAATACAATAGACAAATGAATACTTATATTTTAATGTTATCAAAAACCTTTCCAAAGGGACATCTCCATGCCGGAGAACAAACCTTTTTTAAGGAGAAACTCGGTATAAGCAAACTGCATACTATTCGTGCAAATTATCCTCTATGGGAACAGCGTATTGCAGAAATACAAGCAGGTAAAGGTGTATTGTCTATCCGGCAATGGGTGGGCGAACCATATAAGAGCAAGCAGGTTGAAATTGCACAGCTGACTGCAAATGAGGGTGTCGGTATTCAGAAACTAATATTTATCGACAATAATATCATGCTACCTGTTATTGAATATGGGTCAGGTAACGAATTCAAATCAATGGATAGATACATGTTTGCAAAAAATGACGGCCTTTCTTTCAAAGATTGGAAAGCGTGGTTCAGGAACTATGATTTATCAAATCCGTTGGCAATCATTCATTTTACAAATTTTAGATATTAATATTAAGATGAGCAAGGAAAAACGAACAATCGAAATAGCCCCCGGGCTGATGAGTCCAGGAGGGCGCATTGGAGAGCGCTTTTTGAGTCGTGGGCACGTGTGCACCTATTGCCAAGGCAACGGCTATTTTTGGCAGGAGAACGTATATCGGGAACGGTATAAGCAAGAATGCCCCGTGTGTAAAGGCAGCGGACGGCTTGATGCGGTGGTGACAATTGAGTGGAAAGCAGGAGAATAGTAAGAAAGTAAAACAATAAAAAAGATAACTATGAACAGAGAATTAATATTTAGAGGAAAGTCTATCGGCACAGGTAAATGGCTTTACGGACATTTGTTCAACTATGGACTAACTGCACCAACTAATGTGCCTTGTATCTGTGTTTGTGTGCCAAAATTTTGGGAAGAGGCACGTCTTCTCTATACTGTGTTTCCAGACACTATCGGTCAATACACAGGGTTAAAAGATAAGTACAAAAGGAAAATATTTGAGTGGGATATTCTTAAATTCATAGCGCCTGATGGTACTATACGATATTTTGTAGTAGAATGGGCAAGTGAAGATAGAATATTAAGGCCACTATCCGATTTTGTGCCTGACGGCAATCCTATCCGTATAAGCGGTTGGTGTTTCAACTGGAATGGACACCGCTTGTACCCAACTGTGATAGATGGAGTTCCTGATAATGAAAGGATGGAGATTGTTGGAAACATTCATGACAACCCCAACCTACTTAAATGATAATTGGACAAAGCATAAAAAGTAAAACAAAAATGGGACAATTAAGACACTATTCGATGACACCGAACGATAAACCTGAATGGCTGTTGCGGTTGCAGTTGGAAATAAGTCAGCACTACGCCATTTGTGGTATAGAAGACACACCCGAAGACTGGCTGGCGTTGCAGGACTTTGTAGATGCTTTCATTCGTAGCCTCTACACGCGCCGGGATATCATGGTGAGGAGCGAGGTGGCTGCCGACCTGCTAACCGAAGACGGAGAGACACGTCTCATTATTAAGCGAAACAGCAAACCTTTGCAAGTGTATTACATTCAAAAATAACCTCCTCTTAAGCAGAAGACAGGGAGAATCATAATCAAACTTCAAAAGGATAAGGAAAATGGAAAAGAAAGAAAAAATTCAAATCACGGAATGCAAAGCCTTCGGTAAGTTTTTCGAAAACCTGACTCCAGGTAGCATACATGAAGTACTAACTGCTCCTGAAGGTGGGAGAACCGAAGGCGGCGTATGGGTCATGGGTGTAGGTGAGCCCGTATTTGTATTGGACGGTGAATATAAACGAGTATAATTCTTAAAACAAGAACAATGGAAAAAGGCTTTAACTATGCACGCTTTTACACCCTGCTCAAGAAAATGCCGGGCGCAGATAAGGAAACGCTGGTGTCGCAATACACCGACGGGCGAACCACCTCGCTGCGCGAAACTACACGACAGGAGTATGATCGTATGTGTTGCGACATGGAGCGTGAAACAGGCTACGACGAGTTTGTGGAAGGCATCAGGAGACAGCTCAGACGGAAACGCAGCGTATGCCTGAAGCTGATGCAGCAGCTCGGCATCGATACGACCGATTGGAACCGCGTGAATGCTTTCTGCGAAGATGCGCGTATAGCTGGCAAAGCCTTCCGCTACATCAGTATAGATGAACTCGAAGTCCTTGCCGTGAAGCTACGAGCAATAAAGCGGAAAAAGGAATCTTTTCAAGGTTCTTCTGAAGGGAGGGGAACTATTGTTATGCTATCCGTAAATAATTCAACTAAAAATTAATTTTAATCAACATAAAGAGTATGGAAACAACAGTGAACATCAAGAATTTAAGTAAGGAGGAACGGGCAAAGCTGCTCGCTGAGTTACAGAACGAAGAGAAACAAAGTCGCATCCAGCGCCGCGAGACCTACGAAAGTTTGCGAGCCGAACTGATGCACAGCGTAGAGGAACGTCTGCAACGCGTGGCCGCTGACGTGCAAAGTTTTCATGATTGGCTGCAAGGTGAGGTTGAAGGCTTTGTTGGCGTGATGCGTGATTATGGCCAACTGCGCAAGAGCGACCAGCGCAGCTACACCATCACAGACGGCAACTTCCGCTTAGAGGTGGCCAGCAACAAGGTTAAGGGCTTTGACGAACGCGCCGACCTTGCAGCCGAGCGTCTTATCGACTACCTCAAGCGTTATATGAAGAAGAGCGAAAAGGGCGCCGATGATCCAATGTATCAGATGGCCATGACGCTCTTAGAGCGCAACAAGTCTGGTGATCTTGATTACAAGAGTATTTCGAAACTCTATGAATTAGAGGATAAGTTCGACAGCGAATACAGTGAGATTATGAGTTTATTCAAAGAAGCCAATGTCGTACAGAAGAATGCGGTCAACTATTACTTCTCAAAGCGCAATCCGGAGACGAATGTATGGCGTCGGATAGAGCCGAGTTTCTGCAGGATGTAAGTCCTGGAGATATGACAGTGAGATATGACGGCATGGCAGCAAATGGGCTGCTATGCTTTTGCGGTTAAATGAATTAATAACAAAAACAATCTTTATAAACAATGAAAGTGGACAATGAGCGCCGTCGTGGGGTGAGCTATCTGAAACGCGTGGCCGATGTTAATGCAATTTACGAAAAATGGGCAAAATCGGGGCTTTCCAACCGAGAGATTTGGCGCCGTTACATCTATCCCATATATGGCATCAGCGAGCGCGCCATGTACAATATGCTCAAAATAGATGTAAAGGTTAGGCGCGACAACATTAACTCGCCCCGTCCACTTTTGCTCTTCGATTTTGACGACGATGGAAAATGATTTAACACAAGTGCTTGCCCGCATACTGAAAGACGTGCAGGTGGAGCTGAAAGATGAGTTCGACCAAAACTTCGCGCGCCAGGCTTTCTTCACCGAGAAGTGGGCACGCCGCCGCAGCCCCTTGCGCCCCGGGCGTGCCACGTTGGTAGATACAGGTGGCTTGCGGCGCAGTGTTCAAAGTAAAATGACCAGTGGTGGCGTGACGTTCTATTCTGCACACCCTGCAGCTGACATTCATAACGAGGGTGGCGAAATTAAAGTAACCGCCCGTATGAAGCGTTACTTTTGGGCCCGACATTATGCGGCTGTGGGTGGCTTCGGACGAAAGAAAAACGGTGAACTGCGAGGCGACAAGCGTACCCGACAGTTGAGCAGTGAGGCAGCGTTTTGGAAGTACATGGCCTTGATGCGCGTAGGCAGCGTGATACACATTCCTCGGCGGCAGTTCCTTGGCGCCTCACCCGAAGTGGAAAAGGCTGTGACGGCAATCATTGAGCAAAACTTAGAGGAATATTTTAACAACGAATTCAAACTGAACGGAAAATGAGAAAAGAATTGTATGCTGTCCTCAAGGCGGCAATGGAAAAGATTGAAGCAGTGAAGCACGTCGATTTGTGGAACCACAACGTGGAGTTCATTGAGCAGGAAGACAGCTGGGCACGTCCCGCCGTGTTCGTAGAGTTTGGCCCGATTACGTGGCAGCCCTACGTGGGTGGCGGCTATCATGGCGAAGGCAGCGTAAGGCTACACGTCGTAACCGACTGGTTGGAGGGTGGACAGGAAGCTGCTTGGGCTTTGATTGCCCAAATCCGCGCGGCCATGGACAGCATGGAGGGTGACAGCTTTCACGGACTGCGTCTTACAGAAACTATCACCAACCACAATCACGAGGATATTCTTGAGAGTATTGAGGTGTATGGCGTAAAAGGTGTATTATAAGCAGCGTATCATTCAGGAAAAAGCCTGTCGGTCTCCATGCCGGCAGGCTTTTTTTGATAAAATATGAAAAAATATTATCTGTTTTATTGTTTGTATTGAAATAATGATTATATTTGCAGCAGATAAAGCATTGAAGGAATGGCACCCTGGCATTTGAGTCCTAACCGCCGCCCTCGGTGCTTTATTTATTTTATATCATTTACAGAATAGAGATAGTAATCGGTAACTATGTGCCCATTTTTTCTTATTCTTACTTCTTTCGCCACATTCAGTCTGACATTTTTCCCATGTAATTCTGCCTCGTAATAATAGAACTGCTGAATATTATCCTTGCGTGGGTGTGTCAGTGCAGATGTATCAACAAAGGTACTGTTTGCAAGAATCTTCCCTAAATCTTTTAAGTCCTCTTTTTCCATCACCTTTGACCTGCCGAACGTATCGGAGAAGAGGTGTTTGTTGCCGTAAGTAGAGAAACCTACCTTGATCGTTCCACCTTCTATCGGCTTTTCATGCTTCACCTTAAGCAGCGGTTCCATTTCATGCAAATAATGTATGCGTTCAATGGCTCGCTCGGACTTGGACTTATCCCCAAAGCATTGTCTTACTAATCTGCACGCAGCACAAAGTTCATTCTCGGGCACAAAGGCAAGGTTTGTCTTCCCCTTGGCAAGGTCGCAGTCGTTGCAACGGCGTATGCTGTAGGGATTGTAGTCAGGCATGGCCTTGCCCTGCTTGCCGGGATTGAAGCGGAACATGCCGCGTGTGTCGTTAGCCAAGGCCTCGGCACCACGCCTGTAGGCTTCCTCGCGCGGTGTTTCGGGATATTTTGTCTTGCGCACCTGCACCACCGTACAACGGCAGTTCCAGCCGTTGGGCGGATAGTAACTGTCCCAGAACGCATCGCTGAAAGGCAACGTGGTGCCGTTCAAGGCAGCGTGCTCGGGGCGCACATGATCGTCGCCCACCGTGCGATATTGCAGATTGTAATGGTCGCCGTCCTCGGCAAACTCCTCCCACTTTGCCGCCATCATGGCCGAAGCATGTGCGAAGTTATATTCCGCCTGCAGGTAGTGCTCATTATAGGTTTTGTCCACCTTTTGAACGTCATTCAAAAACCGTTCAAACGGCTTTTTATTACCCTGCTCATCGACCAAAGAAGGAAAGGCCTCATTGAGTTCGTGAAAAGTTTTGAGCCCCGAGAAAACATAGGTGGAATGCTCCAAGCTATCGCGCATGGTGGAAGACATCTTCGTCTGCTTGAACGCTGAATTCAATACATCGGCATGTGTTTCGATGAAGGCTTGTGCCTCCTTGGATGTAATGACGTTTATATCAAGTGATGCGCCCTTCTGCCTAAAAAGGCTTTTCATCATCGACTTGAACGCAGCGCGAAGCTGTTCCTGTTGCTCCGGCTCAATCTTTTTTGCTGATAAAGCACAGCGATGCTCACCGGCGAGCAACGCTTCATAACGACTGTGCAGCCCCACATAGGCAGCGGGGCTTAGTCGAAAAAATCTTTTCCCAAAGACTTCCTTTGCTTTCCTTTTCCATGGTGTACCAAAGAAGCAGGCATTGCTGCTTCTCGCCGTTCCCCTACAGGCATAGCGTATTTCTCTGCAAAATAGGCAGGGTCGACATCATAGCGGTCGGCAATCATCGACTCATAGGCCACCTGCTGCTCGGGCGTATAGTCAATGGCGTTGTTCCAATCAAATCGACACCCCGTGAGCGGGAATTTATGCGCCACCATGCGCGGCAGCAGCTGGTTGTTGATGACGTCACGCAACATATCAGCATCGCCCTCGACGAGGTTCTGAAGCACCTGCAGGTGCGTTTGACTCTGCGACAGCGAAGAACCGTCCTCAATGGTCATTGTCTGCCCGATGATGAGCTTCGATATTTCAGAGTTGGCCCGGCTGACACGCTCGTTGTAGACGTGGTAGGCATCTGCCTTCGTGGATTCGACGAACTCGAGTTCCGTATCAAGCGGCATGACGGCCGTCTGCGACGCCCCCGCATCAATGAGCATCCTATGGAGTCGGTCTATCTCCTTCTTGTCACGCGAAGAGGTTTTTGCGATGCGCATGGGCATGCCGAAAATCTCCCCGAACGTATCCCAGAATGCGAGCATATTCTTCTTCGGTATCGTGTGCAGCGTAGCTTTCAGGAGCAGTCCGAGGTCGTAAGGCTTGCCCGCCTCGATGAGCGAAGGGGCCACAGCCAGCGAATGGTAGTCTATGCCTGCACGCCAGTCCTGTCCGAGCTGCATGATGACGCGCCCGTATTCAGGAATGACGTGCTTGCGGGGAATGAGCCTCACGCAGTCGTAGGCCATGGCAACCGTTCCCGCGCCGACGATATCACCCAGCTCAATGAGCGAATGCCCCCAATAGCGAGAATCAAGTACATACTGACAAAAATCCTTGAACCACGCGTGGTCGAAGTAGTCGAGCAGTTCATGTTTGTCCTCTCCTTTGTCATCTACAATCTTGAACGACTTGGCCATGACGAAGCCCTCGCGCTGACGGATACATCCTGACAAATGTCCGTCGGCATCGGTGTCGCGGTAGATGTCGTAGAGCGGGCCACGGTTGGGGTTGTCGATATTGATAGCTGCCTGCCATGCACGCCGCCAGTCTGCGATATCCTTGCGTGTGAGGGCATCGGTAGTCTGTTGCAGCTGCATGATGACGTGCTTCACGCGCGCCTTGTCATCGTCCTTGGCAAGGTTGAAGGTGCCATAAGGGGTGCGGAGTATGCGGTCGTTGTCACGGCCACGAAGCGAGGAAAAAAAATCTCTGATATTCATAGAAATTATTTTAATGGGTTATTACCAGTTATGTCTGAGGGGTTTCTGTGAATGCCACACCACACCTGTCCCGGAAGGTTCACCCGTGGCGGCATCCGTGGCCACGGGAAGCGCGGGAATAATCTTTCCCGCCTGTACACCCTCAAGCCATTTAATCGCCCGCTCATAGCGTTCTTTGCGTATCTCACTGCCCATTTTCTGCGGCATGGCTGCCGTCATGTGGTAGAGTGCGATGTCGCAGGCATACATGACGATGAGCTGGTTGCGGTTATCACCTTCGGCTTTGAATGCAGCCTCGGTGTCGTATACAGGGCGCAGATAGCCTGCTATCTCCTCCATGGCCTCTCGCTCGGCACCTGCCCGTATCTTGGCCGATGTCTGCGAAACGACTTTTAAAGCGGCTTCGCCGATTACTACCCGATAGTCTTCATCTGTTACAAACATAAGTTACAATGTTATATATAATGATTTGCGTTCGATGTCGGCGGCGGTCATTCCTTTTCTGAATACTCCGCCGGCAACGAACTTTTTGATATCCTGTTTGGAAATGACCTCAAGTCTCCCCTTGATCACGATGACCATGTACTTGCGGTGCGTAATGTGACGCAGATAGTCCGCCTTCCTGACCGCACGCTTGAACTTCCAAGCGAAAATGATGTCTTTGATTAATTTTTTCATTTTACCAACTATTTTTTGAGGTTTGTCTTTTGCTGAATTGTGGTTGAAAACTTTCCTGCCGCGCAGTGCGCTGCAACTGCCAGATTGCGCCCTCGTCCGCATCAGGTGCATCATCGTTGCCGCTCATGCCCTTTTCAAAGGCAAGCGTCTGCGCAATGCCCGCCTGCATGTCCGGATCATCCTTTTGCGAAATGTCATAATAGACAAAGCCGCGTTCCCATAGCGGGCTTACGGCCTCGACGCGCTGGAATTTGTCCGGCTTCTTGCGCTTGTCACCCGTGATGGGTAGCTGATAGCCGCGTTGGGTGCCCTCTATCGTGAAATCATCGAGGATGATGTCCTGCATGAAGCTGGCCTCCATCATAAAGCGTATAGGGATATTCTGTTCGAGGCTCCATTCATACAGGTCATAGCACCAGCGTACGAGCTCGGCCACCGATGCCTTGCGCACGAAGGCGCGCAGGTGCCACAGCTGTGATTTATACTTACCCCACAGTTTTGCTGCTTTGGTGTCATTGGTCTTTTTTGACTTCCACGACGGGTCAATGTAGAGCACGAGTTCGTCAAAGTCGCGCCATGCCGGGCACTTGGCATATTTAATCCATTCCTGCTTAAAGACCGTACCCTCGATAATGGGGTTATGCATCATTTCCTTTTCCCATGCGCGGTAGCCCACGAACTCAGCATAAGTACGGGCCTCTTCTTTTGTCCACTTTTCGCGCCATGTAGGGTTGCCTTCACCGTCGACGGCCTTCACCTCAGACACATGCACGCCTTTAGTTTTGCAGATATCTGCGAGTACAGAAGTCTTCGAAATCAGGTTTCCCACCATAATAAAACGACCACGGCCCACGTCGAGCGCACCAAAAAGGGCTTCCTTCACCCAGTCCGTCATCTCGCGCACGCGGCGAGGGTTACGGCAAAGTTCATCATCATCGAGGTCGTCGATGACGATGTAGTCGGGGCGGGCCTCACGCTTTCTCAAACCACGCGGTGACTGCCCACGTCCACACGCCAGGAAATGCACTCCGTCCTTAGTCGTGAACTCCCCTTCTGTCCAGTCGCCCATTGACATCTGTTTTCCATAATCGGCGATGATACGCTTGTTGTATTGGAGCTCCGCCTGAATGTCGCCTAACAGGCGGTTAGCACTGTCCTCGGACTTGCCGACAACGACCATGAAGTCAATCAGGCGTTTAGGCTGGAACATCAGCCACAACGGTGTAAAAATGTCCATATGCGTGGACTTGGCATGTCCTCTGGGCCATTTGAATACCGCTTTTAAATTAGGCGTGTTCTTCACTTTCAGTGCAGCAGCATTGTGAAAGGGTGCATTGTGTACGATGCGCACGACTTCCCCCGTAACCTTGTCACGCTGTTGCAGGAAATGCGGGAAATAATACTCGCAGAACGCGGCATAGTCCTTTTGTAGTCCGCGGATACGCCGTTCTTTCTCAACGGCCGTCTCGCGGACGAGGCTCCGGGTATCGGTGATGCTCTGTATCTGCCGGCAGTGTTCCTGCCACTCCAGCTGCATCTGTTTGAGTTCTGCAATCGTAGCCATACTTGTTGTGTATTATAATGTAGACGGGTTCTGCATACGCTCCATGAGGAACTTGTTCTGATACTTATTAATCGCCTTGATGAGTTCAGGGGTGATCTCGGGATCATAAGAAGCCTGATCCTGTATCCACCGGTTAAATGCCATGAACACCTCTATAGCGTCAATGACATTCGCCTTCTTATCAAGTTTCTCAATTGTTGATGAGAGCTTGGACAGCTTGTCAGCTAATGAACCGACAAGTGTAGGATCATTCGATTTATTCACATTCTCTATCATTCCGTCAATGGTGAGCAGGAGTTTGTTCACTAATTCAGGACGCGAGATATTCTTTGCAGCACGCGCTTCCTTCCACCCCTCCGTATTGGCCCACCTGGAGATGGTGACGCGCGATACGTCTACTTTGTCAGCAATCTCATTCTGCTCCATTCCCGAGAGATAGAGTGACCGGGCGAGCGATTTTTTCTTTTCAGTTTCTTTTGTCATTTCGCTATAATAATGTTTGAATTATGCCTGCAAAATTGGTCTAAAATATTGACACTTAAAAGAAAGTGTGCAATGCTTGCATACTATACTGCAATGCTTGCACTGTTATTTGCTCTGCTGTGGATTAACTTGTAATATTGCAGCATCAAATTTTACAAAACAATGGGAAAAAGAGTAAGAATTTCAAATGAAAGCCTGAACTGCTACGGCTTTCGCGTACTGACAGCAGGCATTGATGTGGAACAGTACAAGCGAAACCCCGTACTTTTATATATGCACGAGCGCGGCAATGTCGTTGGCTACGTGAAAGACCTGAAGGTAGAGAACGATGAGATAACGGGAGAACTGATGTTCGACTGCGCTTCGGAACAGAGTGAGCGCTGTCAGAAGCAGTTCGAGTTCGGCAGCCTTCGCATGGTCAGTGCAGGGCTTGAGATTATTGAGACCAGTGAAGACCCTGCTATGTTGGTGCCCGGACAGACCCTTCCGACAATCACGAAGAGTCGCCTCTTTGAGGTGAGCGTGGCCGATGTGGGTGCCAATGACGATGCAATCGTCTTGGAAAAAGACGGAAAGCGGATAACTTTAAGTAAGGACGGAACCTGCGGGCTCCCTCTTATCAATCATAATAACAATCAAAACAAAAAAGACATGGAACAAAAAGTCATTGCCCTGCAGTTAGGGCTGCCGGAAACGGCAACAGAAAAAGAGATTAGCGAGAAGTTGGTCCAGCTGAACGCCCTTCAGCAGGAGAACGAAACCCTGAAGGCGGAGAAACAGAAACTCAGCGAAGCACGTATTGTACAGCTGGTTGACACCGCTATCGCGGAGAAACGCCTTGACGCACAGCACAAGGAGCAGTTCGTGAAGCTCGGCGAGCAAATTGGTGCCGAGGAGTTGGAAAAGACCCTTCAGGCCATGAAGCCACAGGTGAAGCTGTCGGCGATGCTGGGCCATCACGGCGGTGCACCCGAACCGGCCGGCGAAAAGACTTACACGAAACTCAGCGAGGTACCGGCTGACGAACTTGTGAAGCTGCGTGCCGAGAATGTGGAGGAGTACAAGAAGCTCTACGAGGCCGAGTACGGCATGAAATGCGAACTTTGAAAGGCAAAGAAATAAAAGTAAGAAAGTAAAAAATGAGTAATATGAAGAGATTAGTTATGAAATTGATGATTGCATTGCTGGTCAATGTGATTGTCGGAGGTTTGATAGCCTTAGCTGTAGGCGTTGCACCTTGGATTGTCGCGGTGGGATTGAATGTGATTGCCATAGCTATAGGTGCATGTCTGCCGAAAGACGTGCTGCGTGCAGGTGTCTTCACCGAAATTTGGACGGGCGAGTTGGTAAAGTCGCTCCGCGGTGGATTGGAAGGCTCGTGGCTGGATGGTGTACCCGATCAGAGTTCTATTGTCGATAACGACGTGATACACTTGGTTGATGTAGGTGTAGACCCCGATGTGCTCATCGATAACACGACCTACCCGATTCCTCTGCAGGCGCTTGACGATGCGGACATACCCGTGAAGCTGAGCAAGTTTCAGACCAAGGTGACGCCGATTACCGACGATGAGCTCTATGCGGCAAGTTACGACAAGATAGCGCGCGTAAAGGAAGGTCACAGCAATTCGATAAATGATGGGAAGTTCACCAAAGCGGCTCATGCGTTGTGCGCTCAGAAGAACACCGCCAAAACGCCTGTATTGACAACAACCGGTGAACGTGATGCGGAAACCGGTCGCCTCCGTCTATCCCCCAATGATCTCGTGGCAATGAAAAAGGCACTGGATAAACTACTGGTACCTTCAAGCAACCGCCGCCTCGTGCTTTGCCCCGATCATGTGAACGACCTATTGCTCGCCAGTCAGAACTTCCGCGAGCAGTACAACATCGACCGTGCCACAGGCAAGGTAGGTAAGCTCTACGGCTTTGACATCTTTGAGTATGCCAACACACCACTCTATACAAAAGGCGGCGAGAAGAAGAATTTAGGAACAACGGCAGATGAAGGCGAATTCCAATGCTCATTTGCATTCTACACTCCACGTGTGTTCAAGGCCACCGGTTCAACCAAGATGTATTACAGCGAGGCTACAACCGACCCGCAGAACCAAAGGTCGTTAATCAACTTCCGGCATTACTTCCTTTGCATGCCGAAGAAGACAGATGCTGGTGTCGTAATAGTAAGTGGCTATAAGAAGAATCCATAATGAGTAAACCGATGCGATATCTCGTCATTCACTGCACGGCTACCCCGGAAGGGCGTGAGGTGAGCGCGGACGAAATCCGTCGCTGGCACACTGCGCCCATCAGTCAGGGTGGTCGTGGCTGGAAGCAGGTGGGCTACACGGATATGGTGCACCTTGACGGCCGTGTGGAACGATTGGTGGATAACAACGAGGATGCGCAGGTTGACCCGTGGGAAGTGACCAATGGTGCAGCAGGATATAACAGCGTGAGTCGGCACATAGTGTATGTGGGTGGCTGTGATAAAGCAGGGAGGCCTAAGGACACGCGTACCGAAGCTCAGCGTGAGGCATTGAAACACTATGTGGAGGACTTTCACGCGCGGTTCCCGCAGGTGAAGATTGTGGGTCATCATGAATTGAATCCTGGCAAGGCGTGCCCAAGTTTCGATGTTCCAACTTGGCTGCGCTCGATAGGTATCCGACAAGTTTAACGATAAAAACCAACGACAATGGCAGAGACTATATTCCAAATTCTGCAATGGGCTCTCCCCGCGGGCAGTATCGGTGCTGCCATTGCGTGGATTGCGAACCGCCGTTTAAGGACGGTGGAAGAGAAGAAGAAAGTAGAAGACACCTACAAGCAAATGTATGACATGGTGAGTGCAGAGCTTGTCGGTCTCCATAAACAAAACCGCATCAATTATGAAAAGATGGAAGAATTGCGTGGCGAGAACGACAAGACACGCCGCGCCCTCAACCGCCTCTCGCGGGCTATCGAGGCCATTCAGCTGTGCCCTCATCGCGTTAACTGTCCTGTCAGCAGTGAGCTGTCGCTCAGTGAAGACGGTGACAAGGGAAAGCCACACCGCGGAAAGCCACGCACGGAGGGAAACGACACGGCAGATAGCCAGCATCGCACGGTGGCAGCAACAGGTAATGGTGCCCGAGTCGCGGGTGACGCTAAGCGTAGCTGAAGACAGTCTTGCCCTTCTGCCCGCAGGCGCAGGCTACACCGCTCGCAAAGGGCAGGCGCACGTGAAAGTGAGCCGACGGGCCTCGGCAGACAAGGAAAGCCCTGCGCAAATTGTCATCGAGGCAGGATGTGACAGTTTGGAGGTGCAGTGCGCACGCTATGAGCAGCGCATCGAAACCTTGCAACAGCAAATTCAGACGCAGCACAAGCGGCGTTCAAACACTACTCAAATGCAAAAAGAAACGCATTTCAATGACCTGCGAATGCTCTTCTTCGCCTATGTGGCAGGGGTGGCTACTGGCATAGTATTAATTTTAATCATCAAAAAAAGAATATGGCAAAAAGTGTTTTAGACGGAACCAACCTCATTCTGAGTGTTGACGGTAAGGCCCTTGGTTTTTCAACGGGCTGCAAGGTAAGCACATCGACCGAGACAGGTGAGCGCGTGACTAAGGAAGCCGCAAGCGGCAAGTGGAAGGAAAAGTATGTGAAGAGCTTTTCGGAGAGTATCTCGGCTGACGGCTGCGTGCTCACGGATGGCGACGATGACATGCCTACCTACGATCAACTGAAAGAGAAAATGTTAGCAGGCGAACCCATTGATGCCGCCTATGGTCTGCGCGATGGTGATAAACGCACAGGCAAGTCAGCCGGTGGTTACAAGGGTAAGTATATCATCACGTCGCTTGAGCTTGAAGGTCAGGCTGGCGACGACGGCAAGTATAGTCTGAACTTGGAGAACTGCGGAAAAGTAGAGAAGCTGGGAACAGGTCTCACTGAAGCTTTACCTGCTGCAAGGCCTGCTGCAAGTGGTCATTAAATCAGATAGCAGATATAAATAAGGTATATGAAACAGCTACAGAAATTGAAAGTAGGCGGACGGGAATATCCCTGCCGCGTGACCATGGGCGCGATGGTACGCTTTAAGCGCGCTACAGGCAAAGATGTGAGCCAGCTCAATCAGAGCGACATCAGTGAGCTTGTGCAGTTCATCTATTGCTGTGTGCAGAGTGCGTGCAAGGCCGACGATGTGGCGTTCGACGTAGACTTCGAAACGTTTGCCGACCAGCTCGAGCCCGACAGCCTCAATAGCTTCTATGCACAGATGGGCGATGCCGAAAAAAAAACGACGCTGAAGGCTCGGGCGTAAGCATCGAAGAGCTGCAAGGTATTGCGTTGGGGTGCATGGGAATGAGTTTGAATGACTTCTGCCGGTGCACCCCTTCGGAGTTTCAGGCGGCCTGGCAGTCTTGGCATGAATGGCACGAGAACGAGCAGCGTGGCGAATGGGAACGCTTGCGCATGGCTTGCCTCTGCATGTTGCAACCCTACAGCAAGAACACGCTCTCACCCCGCGACGTGATGCAGTTCCCGTGGGAGGAAGAAGCGAAAAAGTCACAAGAGGAAATCAGTAATGATGAATTGAAGCGGCGCTATAGGGAAGCTAAGGCGGCCGCAGGATTGAAATAAATAGATTATTAAGCAACAAAACGAAAGGAATACCAATGGCAAAGGCCGTAGAATTTCAAATAAAACTCAAGAGTGTTGACGGCGGGGTGCTGAAAAACCTCACTGTAGAGGCGACCAACTTTGAAGATGTGTTGTCGCAGGTGGGCGAAACAGCTCGACAAAGCGGTGAGCAGCTCAAAGCCATGGCATCGAAGAGTTTGTTGCTACAGAACGCTACAGGGGCTATCGATCAGCTACGCGGCATGATAAAAGGTGCAGCCGAACCTTTCAATAGTTTTGAAACGGCCATGCAGGGCGCCAATACCATGGCGGGCAAGAGCGGTGAGGACTTTGATGCACTAAAGGATAAGATTGTAGAACTGAGCAAGAATATCCCACTTGCCCGCGAACAATTGGCCAATGGCCTTTATCAAACCATTTCAAATGGTGTGCCAGAAGACAACTGGATAGCCTTTTTGGAGCAATCAAGTAAGGCTGCCGTGGGTGGTATTGCTGACCTTGGGCAAACAGTGACCGTCACTTCAACCCTCATCAAAAACTACGGACTAAGCTGGAATCAGGCAGGAGCCATCCAGGACAAAATACAGATGACGGCCAAGAATGGTGTGACGAGCTTTGAACAATTAGGCCAGGCTTTGCCCCGTGTCAGTGGTAGTGCTTCACAATTGGGTGTGTCGATGGACGAGTTGATGGCCGTCTTTGCCACGACAACAGGTGTGACGGGTAACACGGCCGAAGTTTCAACACAGTTGGCTGCCGTATTGAATGCCTTAATCAAGCCCTCTTCCGAAGCCACACAGGCAGCCGAAGCTATGGGCATAGGGTTCAATGCTGCCAGTGTGAAGGCTGCTGGTGGTCTGCAAAACTTCTTGGTTGGCTTGGATGCCAGCATCAGTCAGTATTCGGCCAAGACGGGACAACTGAAAGAAACCATCTACGGGCAACTCTTCGGCAGTGCAGAGGCCTTGCGTGTGTTAGGCTCATTAACAGGCGAACAGAAAGACAAGTTTGCCGAGAATATTCAGGCAATGAGTGATTCGGCAGGCACTATTGACGAGGCCTATGAGCGGATGGAGAGTACTGGTGAGAGTACAAACCAGATGATTAAGAACCAAGTGCAGTCTATGCTTGATTGGGCTGGGAGTATTGCCAGCAGTTCTGCCCCCTATATGGAATGGATAGCCAACACGGGGTTAGCTATGATGGCAATGGTACAATTAAAAACAGGCATCTCGGCTGTTATTGGTGGACTGCGAGCGTTGGATATAGCCACCAAGGCGCATGTAGCACTATCGAAGGTTGTCGTGGTGGCCACCAATGCTTGGAAGGTGGTACAGACAGCCCTGAATGTAGTCTTTTCCATGAATCCAATCAGTCTTGTTGTATTGGCTGTTGCAGCTTTTATCGCTATCCTCTATGAAGCTTACGAGAACTGCGAGAGTTTCCGCAAAATATGTGACCAAGTGTGGGCTGCAGTCAAAGATATAGCTACTGCTGTTTGGGATTACTTGGTAAAGGCTTTTGAAAAAGCAAGCGCTGTGATCAAGACCGTGTGGGGATGGGTAAAGAAGTTTTTCGGCATCAGTGATGGTAAGGACATAGAGAAAAAGACGAAGGCTGTCAAGGAGAACACCAAGGCGCAGAAGGAGAATGCACTTGCCGCCCTCATGGCCAATCGTGCACAAAACGGCGGGAAAGATAGCGGCGCCGGAAAGAAAAATAAGAAAACCAGCGAAGACCGCTATAGTGGCAAACATCTCATCACGAATGCCAGCAGCTACAAAGAACTCGGGAATAACATTCAATTCTATCAAAATAAGCTCGAGACAACCAGGGCATCAGAAAAGAAAGCGCTTGCTCTCTATGCCGAAAAGATTGCCTTGCTGCAACAACAGCAGCAGGCCATCAAGGCTGTGGAGGAACAGGCAGCACGACCAAAGGAGCTCAAGACGTTAGAAGATATCGACAAGGCGATCAGCTATCAACAGGACTTGCGCAACAAGGCAACCTTAGACCAAGTGGCGGGTATCGATGAGGAGATAGCACGTTTGAACGACCTTAAAACAGCGTTCGAACAGCATGCACACAGCAAGGTGGGCGTGGAACAAATCAAAACCTATAAACAGCTGGACGATGAACTTCAGTATTATTCGGGTTTACTCAAGACGGCCACCGACTCCGAGCGCGCTCAAATACAGCAGCAGATTAATGCGCTTGGTGATTTGAAAAAGCAGTGGGATGACACGCTGGCTGCCCTGAAAGTGCCTGAAGATATCACACGGCTCAACACGATAGAAAAGTTAGACGAGGCCGTAAGCTATTATCAGGCGCAGCAAAAGAAGGCTTCAGGCGAAGAAATTAGTAGTATCGGGGAAACCATCACCGCCTTAGAACAGAAACGCGAAGCCCTGAACCGTCTGACACGTCTGCCCGATATGCAAAATGAAATGACGCACCTCAAAGGTTTAGGTAGCCATGAGTTGAAGATGGAACTCAAGGTGATGGGGCTCGACGGCGTGAAAAAGCGCATCAAGGAATTACAGGATATGCTCCGCGATACGAAGAATCCACTTGGTAAGCATCAGCGCGAAGAGGTTGAAAAACTCATAAATTCATATGGACAATATGAAAAGGTGCTGCGCAAGAGCGATGTGCATCTGACTGACCTATGGGGTAACACGAAAGGTGTAGCCGGTGGCATTACGTCGATGACCAACGCCCTTGAAGGCGGGCGCAATGCGTGGGAAACACTCACGGGCGTGGTAGATGGTGCTATACAAATCTTTCAGAGTATTGCTGGCATCGTGGACATCATCAAGGTGCTGACGGGGGCCACACAGGCCAGCGCAGCAGCAAGCGGCGTGAAAGCTTCGGCTACAGCAACAGAAACAGCGGCTACGACGACGCATACCGCCGCAACAGCTGCCGACACAGCTGCAACAATTACCAACACAGCTGCTAAAAGTGGTGAAGCCATTGCCAGTGCTACAGCAAGCGGTGCAAGCATGCCGTTCCCCTATAACATCGTTGCCATTGCCGCGGGTGTGGCTGCTGTGGTGGCCGCATTGGCCTCTATCAGCGGTGCATTTGCTAATGGTGGCATTGTGGGCGGCTCATCGCCAAGCGGTGATAAATTATTGGCTCGCGTGAACTCGGGTGAAATGATACTCAACGGGGCGCAGCAGAGTCGCCTCTTTAACTTCATCAACGGTGTTACTCCCTTTGCCGACGGTGGCATCGTTTATGGACCAACGCTCTCGATCATGGGCGAATATGCCGGGGCAAGGTCTAATCCTGAGGTGATTGCACCGCTGAATAAACTAAAATCGATTATCGGTGATGGTGGTAATGGTGGCGGGCGATTGGAGGCGCGCCTTCGCGGACGTGATATTGTGCTGGCGATGGCTAACGAAACACGTATCAGTAGACGGAAAACAAATATCAAATTGTAAAAATGTATATACACGGACAATTTTATAATGAAAAGAACGAGCGCATTGAGGTGCACATTCTCATTCGAGGTGATCGCACAAATGAAGTTGAAATCGGAGCCAAGGGCTGCGGCATCAACTGGACGGATGACCCCGTGGAGATAGAAAGCCAAGTGAGCGATACGTTCGATGTGCTGCTCAAATATCAGGCTACCATACGACTGCTGGTGAAGAATTTCATTCCTGACCTGTTCTGTGCTTCCTGCCGTGATGCTGTAGTAAATATCTATCGTGAGGGAGAATGCCTTTTTGCTGGTTTTATCGAACCGCAGACCTATTCGCAACCTTACAATGAGGAAGAAGATGAAATCGAACTCAGCTGTATCGATGTGCTAACAGCCCTGCAATATGGAAAGTACCAAAATGTCGGCGTGCAGGGGATCACCTATAAGGAGGTGAAAGAGAATGCAGGACAGCGCAGTCTCTTAGATATCATTCGTGAGCAGCTGTCTGGACTGACGGATAATCTTGATATTCTTGGAAAGCAAAGTTTAGCTTGTTATTATGACGGCAGTATCGGAATGAATAAATCGGAGCCTACATTCAATATTTTCTCACAGATAGGCATTCATGAGCTGTTGTTCCTCTCTGATAATGAAGATAATGTGTGGACGGTAGAAGAGGTGCTGACTGAACTGCTGAAGTATCTTAACCTGCACATCGTACAGCAGGGATTTTCTTTCTATGTATTTTCATGGGAAAGCATAAAAAAGGCAGAAAATATTGAATGGAAAGACCTTTACAGCAACAAGTCTCTAACTACACCTCACAGACTGATAGGGATAACGACAGATAAGGCGGTAGGTACGGATACCACTATCAGTGTTGGCGAAATCTATAATCAGCTGCTATTAACCTGTAAGGTGGAGAAGATGGAGAGTCTTGTCGAAAGTCCATTAAAAGAAAATGAATTGGGGAGCTATTTCACGGCGCGTCAAAAATACATGTCAGAACTGATCAGCTTAGGCGATGGCAAACGAGCTTTGAGAGGCTTTTATGAAATGGTATTCAATGGTGATACAGATTATGATGATGGTAGTATTGTAGATTGGTATGTGTGGATAAAGCGGCATCCTGAGTGGAAATTTCTGATGCATGATAATATAGCCAATGCTGATAAAGACCTTAATAGCTATTTCGGGCGAGATGGCAAGAATCAACATGCAATGTTGCAATGGCTCGGTAAGCATCTTGGAGCAGGGCTTGTTTCTTATGGCAAGGTGGAGCGGGCTATGGCAAGGAAAGATAACAGCCCCGTGTCGAAAATCAATATGGAGACTGTACTTGTGCTGTCAGTGAATGGTAATGGGAAGAATAGCTCCTCGGAAGCTTATCCGAATGTGGAAGCCCTTCGTGAGGCTATTCCTTATGCAACTTATGAGGGGCAGCATTCTGGTGGTGTGTTTTCTCCTGTCGATGAGGAGACTATAAATTACATTGTATTTTCAGGAAAAATGCTACTAAACCCAATTATGGAAGTAACAGGTAGATATAATGATCTCAGAACAAAGGAGTGGATATTAATGCCATTTGCAGACAAGGCGTCTGATAGTAAGGTCCCAATTAATATTGTAAAGAACAAGTCGAAAGATAAGTGCTATTATACACGCCTATTTTGGAAGCAACAAGTGTCTGATCCGCGACAAAATGAAGAAGCACTATGGGATAAAGAAGGTGATTCGGGATGGTACCCATTTACGGATACAGCACCTGAAGAGTACGAGTTTAAATATAGTAGCGTGGGTGACGGAACCGACAAAATCAGCAAAGTAGGACTCGTAGCCTGTATGCTTATTATCGGTGATAAATGCGTTGTTGAGACAGGGAGCGGCTCACAGATGGAAGATTTTGAGTGGCGTAAATACAAAGAACGCTCGGAATGCAGCAGTGATGATGAATACTACGCGCAGAGTTTTACTATTGGATTTGACCCCAAGATTGGTGACAAGTTAGTTGGTCACGAGTATGACCTGCAGAATAACATCAGCTGGAAGCATGGCGTAGACAGTGAAGGCATGGCTATACCTATTCGGAAACGCGACCACATTGCTGGTGCTGTAAGGTTTATCGTCCTTGGGCCGGTGAATGTGCTTTGGAGTGATATCACACGCCGCCATCCTACATTCTTCAGACACACAAAGTGGACCGAAGATGCCATTCCACTGCTGGCACACGTGAGTTCAATACAGATAAAGTCTTTTGAAGTGAAGGTGGTGAGTGACAATGGAAAGACGGAACTACTCGGCGATGATCACGACATCGTATATATGAGTGCTGCGCAGAGTTCATTTTGCAACCGCAAGGATGACCTTGAGTTCAAGGTTACCTCTGCCCTGACGCATGACGAATGCATGCAGATAGGCGTTAAGAATACCCTTTGCCTTTCTACTCCTGTAGACGTTACCAGCGGTGATGGTATACTTATATTGTATAATCGGTTAACCGATAGTATCGCCAAACCCGAACAGCTCTATGTGAACAGTTACTATCAGGAATATCATGCGCCCCGGGTGATCATGACACAGCACATGACGGATATCCGCGGAGGGTTTGTAGACCCGTTTGCGCACTATAGGCATAATTATCTAAACAAGAACTTCTTTGTGCAGGGCATCAGCAGAAACCTTGCAGAGGGAACGGCAGAACTGACATTAAAGGAAATAGACAGCAATGATTGATATCAAGATGTTTGCCCGAAAGCGGGCTGAGGGAACCGACAGGGGTGGCAGCACGACGTCCTGGACACAGAGTGACGACGTGCGGCATGCACTGTCGGCAGACAAGGCTACGTTTGCAGAACAAGCAGACAAGGCTCTGCAGGCAAACGATGCAGCCCGGGCTGCCTATGCCGATAAAGCACGGGCTTTGGCGGAGGACAGCCCTGCATACGATGAGTTCCTGCGCAAGGATAAGGAAGATACAGCCAAGGAATTGATAAATTTCCTCAAGGGCATCACCATCGGCGATATTAAAATCAGCTATGATGAGACGAGTGGCGCACTTTCGCTGACACGTATTTCGGATACAAGTAAGGCAGCAGGGCTGTATGCTACAGGTGGATTGACGGCATTCGGTGCAGGCTCCGCGCAAGGTAGTGGTAGCGAAAGTGGCGGCACAAGCTATGAGCGCCTGGACCGTTGGAGCGATTACACTACTGCAAAAGCAGCAGCCGTCCTCTCTGCATTTTTGGGCAATGACCTTAACGAGCGATTGAAGAAAGTTGAGGGAGGTGCATTGACCTCGGTGGACTGGTCGATTATCAGGAACAAACCTACTTCAATGCCTGCCAGCGATGTACCTGCCTGGGCCAAAGCAGCGACGAAGCCCTCGTATGCCTGGAATGAAATCACAGGTAAGCCGAATGAGTTCAATCCGTCTACACATTCGCACTCTTTTGCATCTCTATTGAATAAGCCTACGACTCTGCAGGGGTACGGCATTACAGATGCTGCAAGCATATCGCATACGCACGCTTTCTCGCAGCTGCGAGATAAGCCTACAACCATTGACGGTTATGGTATTGTTGATACATTCAAGACGTACAGAGAAGTCAATTTTGCACCTGAGGTGTCGGGCTATTATGCTGTGATGACTACAAAGAGCGGAATTGGCGATGATTGGAGACATATCATTTCGATGGACTGGTCTAAAAATGACAGCGTGAACTGGATTAGTCAACTCGCACTCCCTACGCAGCGAAATGAAAGCGTATATTATCGTAAGAATGAAGCTGATGGCAAGCAAATCAAAGATGCGAAGTGGATAAAAATATGGGACGAAAAGAACCTAACGAAACTCTCACAATTAACAGATGATATTGTATCAGGCAAGTATCTACCACTTAATAGTAACGCTGTATCTGCAACGAAATTAAAGGATAGCCGGCTACTATGGGGACAAAATTTCGACGGGACTGGAAATATCGATGGGATGCTTACTGTCAAGCATAGTGGCTTTTCTGGTGTTAAGTTGACATCCACAGGTGATGAGAGTTCTTACAGGTGTCAATGTGCGAGTGGAAACGAGTGGGTGTTCGGTGGTTATCCGACGAGGTTCTTTTTGTGGAATAATGTAGCGAAGCATGTTTTCAGCATCTTGAATAACGGCAATGTTGTTGTCGGAGATACTGAAAAAGATTCGCCTTACAAACTGAATATAAAAGGCACTGCACGAATTGCCGACCGAATACTACTTTCTGGTACAGAAAATTGTGATATTAAAACAATAACAAATAACAATAGTGCAATAAAGAATACTGTTGTTACAGCTGCTGCAATCCGACATGCGCTTGATTTTGCGTGGTATGGCACGCACTATCAGATAGGTAATATTCGCGGAGGTGCTGACAACAGCCTTGGTTTCGGTATTACAAAAGATAGCAGCACCCTCATTGCTCGCTTCCACGAAAGTGGTAGCGAAATCTATGGCAATCTCACCATTGACGGATATTTAAGTCTTGCGAATAATATAGGGCTTAACTTAAGAGATAAAGAGGGACATAATCAACGTGCGCTATTTATCTCTAATTCTAATGTCGTTTATTTCGGTTGTAACGACCGACCACTTTACACGCTTTTTGTAGGTAGTGAGTTACATTTTAACGTGTATAATAGCGGTTGGCAGGACGCACTTGTTATAACTCCTGACCGGAATGCAACTTTTTCAGGTAATGTGTTAGCGCAGGGTGGCGTAACAGCTTACACAACGTCAGATGGGCGTTTGAAAACAAACATCAAGCAGGTTGATAGTATGCGGATAATCCGCAGTCTTGGCGGTACCTGGCAGTTCGATTACAAGGACACGGGCGAGCACAGCATAGGTTTTATTGCGCAGAGCGTGAAAGATAGTGCACTCAAGAGTATGGTCTGTACGAATGCAGACGGTTACTTGAAGCTTAACTATCTTGACACGAGACTTATTGCACTCGCGCTTGGGGCAGCTGTACAAGTTGATGATAAAGTTGAGAGATTAAAAAAACGGATAAGAGAACTTGAAAACGAAGTCGAACTTTTAAAACATAATTAGCATGAAGAGATTAATAAAGTGGTTAGCCGAGGAGTTTGGTGTGTGCACGGTAAAGACGATAGTCAAGACTGTGACAGTAGAAAAAGAAGTCTTAAGACACTTTATCCCCAAGGCTGGAACGATTGAAGGCGATTTAATCGTTGAGGGCGACCTGCTCGTCAAGGGCTCGCTCATCGTAACTGGCAGCGTGACTTGTTATAAAGAGAAAGGAGGCCCGGCATGAGTATCATTAATGGTATCATACAAGCCCCTGTCAGCATCGCAGATGTGAAGACTGCACTCGGCGAAACGAGTAACGACCTTGCAGCACTTTGCAGGAGCGACAAAATCAATATGTGGGCAAAGTTTAAGCCCGTGGAACTGAATAAACCCTTTACCTCTGACGAGTTTGATTTTGAAAATAATCGTTGGCGTGACAATGCAACGTGGTTCAAGGGAGCGGACTTTGAGGGTGTCGGGATATGCGGTATAAAAATCGCGCATAGTAACACTTTACAAAGCTTGACAGAATTATACGATAAAGGCTTGGGCAGCTGGTCGCGTGTAAAAGTAGGCTCTACTTTTGCATGCCCTTATCGGCTTTCTGATTTCATAGGCTACAAGCATGCTGCAACTGCACCTTTTAAAAGGCCTTCTATTATGGTTGAAGGGACAAAAAATGGTAGTATTACTGCTATTATGATGATTAAAGATATTAGTATTGATTATGAACTTAATATATATAATATAGGTATATTAGCAGAAACATATTTCGGTGTAGCCTTAAAAAATGAATCAGGACAAATTGTTTGTTTTAAGACTTCTAACGAGCCCTTGAAATCAGGAAATGCAAGCGTAGATATAAAAGATGCAAATTTGGGTTTAGGAGTTTACAAAGCTTATGCATTCTTAAGTTCTGTACCACTTGCATTAAATAGACCTCCTGTGAAAGCTATTTACTACACAATTCACGGATTTAGTGCTTCTGAAACTAAAGTTATATCTAATCAATATAATGTTGAAAAATATTATGTTATACAGGCATTTGAGACAATTAAAGGAGAAATTTGTGTAAAAATAAAAATCGATAAATCTTATCCCGGGAATTCGAGAAACAATTTTTATGTTATGTTGAGATTCTCTTCTACAGAAATGGATTCTCCGATGATAAAAGGGGAACAAGCATATAATTTCGAGCATGTCAATCCTGGCGAAACATATACTCATTTTTTTAATGGTATACAAACAGGCCAAAGATATCGATTAGAATACATTTTTATGAAAAAGACCGATCAGGTCCCTGTCAAAATGATTGACTTAAATGATAACTTAGAGACAACTTAAATTAGTAACAATAAACATACACAAACTATGGAAGTAAAAGTAAAAGCAATTGCCGGCTTCAAGGCACGTGTTGAAGCAGTAGGCGCAAGTACAACAATCAAGGCGGTCGTTTCTGTAGAAAGCGATAAGTATGCGAATATAGAAAATGGCAGCGTTAGTAGTAATGATGATGCAAATAAACAGCTCGCAACTTTCGCACATTTCGGGGGAATCAACATCAGCTATCTTACTACCGACGAAGACGAAATTATTGCAGTTATCACAGATGTTACTAAGTTTGTGAAGTACTGCAAGGCAAACGCAGCGAAGCTCGGCACAGTCAGTGTAACAGAAGCAAAAGAAAAGTAAATAACAAAGTAATTTAGTAAGAATTAAAGTAAGAATGAAAGTAAAAACGATTAAGGCAGTTGAAGCCTACAGGGCATTAAAAGCGTTGAAAGTAAGCGGTATGAGTGATGATGCGATGCTTGCGGTGTGGAAGAACCTCAAAGCCTTGCGCCCTATCTCAGAGACTTACGATAAAGACATCGAGGAGGTGCGCGCAACGCTTCAGGATGAAGAATTTGAGAAAATGCAGCAGCGCGTCAAGGAAGCGCAGGAAAGGGAACTACATGCAAAGGAAGAGGCACGTGACATGACTGCTGCTGAAAAACGCGAAATCGCAGAGATAAACGAGTGGTTCGCTGCGTGGAACAAAAAAGGCAAGGAGTATTTCAATTCGTTGTCAGAAAAAGAAGTTGAAGTGGATATCGACTCTCTCGACGCCGCAGAACTTCTTAAGTCGTTCAAAGGCTCAGACAGAACGTTCGAAGATGCAGAAAAACTCGATTGGCTGACAATGTAGTATATAGTCAATTAAATAATCTCCCGGGGAGTGAAAAAGAAGCCCCCGGCCTGTTAATAGTCATCTCACCTACATATTAATCAAAAGCACCATATGTGCGACCGGGGGCTAATACCCTCGTTCACATATGGTGCTTCTTAATTATGCAAGTGAGATAATGCAAAGATACAAATTTTATTGAATATGAAGATAATAGACATCTTGAAATTTAACAGGGAATTGATAAAAAGGCTTCGCGAGGCCGGTATACGTCTGAAAGACGAGCAGTATATAGACCTCTATAATGATTATACAGAACTACATCGGCATGGTGAGAAGGTATCCTATATCGTGTTGGTGTTGTCAACTCGCTACGCCGTGAGTGAGCGTACTGTGTATAGCTTCATAAAGCGAATGAACTATGAGTGTAATATATTTGCAGTATGATTGTAGATGAATATTCTTTTCCCCCGTGGGATATACCGACCTTTGCAAGCCACTAAAAAAACAAAGAATGATGAAGAAACAATATCTTTCAGCACCGCTTCCCTTTCAGGGACAAAAGCGGATGTTCGCAAAAGAGTACATCAAAGTACTCCAGCAGTTCCCTGATAATTCAATTTTCGTGGACCTATTTGGTGGTAGTGGTCTTTTATCCCACATCGCCAAGTGTCAGAAACCAAATGCTATTGTTGTCTACAATGACTTTGATGGCTATCGCAAACGATTGGAACATATACCGCAAACTAACGAGCTGCTCACAAGGTTAAGAGGCGTTGTTAGTGTTCCACGACATAAACCGATACAGGGAAAGGAACGTGAGCAAGTTCTATCATTAATACGTGAACATGAACGGACCTACGGATATGCCGATTATATAACACTGTCCTCTTCATTAATGTTTGCAATGAAGTATGCTACCGAGTTCTCTGACTTTGAAAAAGAAACCTTGTACAACAACATCAAGACTACGGACTATTCGCCTTGCACAGACTATCTCGACGGGTTGACCATCACCTCCAGCGACTACAAGGAGGTATTTAAGAAGTATAAGGACATGCCTGATGTAGTATTCCTGGTCGATCCGCCGTACCTAAGTACCGATGTTGGCACTTATAAGATGTATTGGAAACTTGCAGACTATCTTGATGTGCTATCAGTTCTCTCGGGTCACTCGTTTGTTTACTTCACAAGCAATAAATCATCTATATTGGAACTATGTGATTGGATAGGACGAAATAAGCATATAGACAACCCATTTAAAATGTGCACCAAGGTAGAATTCAATGCACACATGAATTATAACTCCTCTTACACGGATATCATGCTTTATAAAAACACTGTTCAAACACCATTCGAATGATGAATAAATACTATCAGATACTGGATAAGATTCTGGAACAGGGAAAGCCCCAGGCCAATAAGAAAGGTAATCTTCGCTATCTTCTAAATGAGCAGCTGTCGTTGACACCTGGCGACCTGCTCGACATATTTGAGAGCCACAGCATTGCAAGAAAGAAATTGAAAAATGAACTACAGTTGTTCATGCAAGGTGAGCGGCAGGTGGAGCGATATCGAGAAGCAGGCATTAACTGGTGGGACTATTGCGGAAGTGTGCTGGTGAATAGCTATCCGACCTATTTTGAGAAACTGCCACCATTGATAGCGAGAATAAATCGCGAGAAACGCGACTCAAAGAACTATGTGCTGTTCCTCGGCGAGACAGGTGCGGAGAGCAACCAGACACCATGCCTGAGCCTGGGTCAGTTCCAGATAGACGAAGGCGAGCTGGTTTTGTCGGCCTATCAGCGAAGCAGTGATGCGAACCTCGGACTACCGGCCGATATATACCACCTTTATATCATGGCACGACAGATAGACCTGCCACTAAAGAATATAACGTTGAATCTCGGCAATGTGCACATATACGAGAATAATATAAACAGTACCAAGCGATTGCTTGATGGAGATGAGAGTGTGAAATTTGACTTGAATGTTTGAAAGATAATGATAAGAAACAAGAAACGCCTCGGTTTTCTCTGGAGCGTTTTTTACATTGGGGAGGAAACCTAAAAAAGAACATTTCGTTTTATAAGCTGGAACGCTTCGTTTTATTTCTTCGGAACATTTCGTTTTGCGGATTATACATAACTACAATAAGGTATAATACGTTGAAAGAAAAAGGATTAAAGATTTTTATTGATATACGAATATTCTTTCAATTATTTACTACGCTACTACAAAAGAAAGATTTTTATTAAAACTGAATTGACAGTGTATAAAAACTAAAAGCACAACCATGAGAATTTATAGTTTATAACACATAAACTAAAAGAGCTGTATCAAACCCTATAATGAGTAACGACACAGCTCTTTTTCTTGTTTTGAGGGAGATTAAAGTTTCTAATCAAGAAGTTCGCATCCTTTCAGATGTTGAGTTTGTATCCAATATATTTTATGGCAACTATTTAAGCTCATGCAACATGTAGGGTGCTCCAGAAACCTTTACCTTCAATTTTTCATAGCTTCCATCATCCATGTGATAGACAGAGTAGCCCATGCCTTGGTCTGTTGACATGCCGAAGATGATATTATTGCCAGACTTGCAGATGGATGTGGCCCAGCCTACAGTTCCAGAAAAATTCATCTTCTTGCAAGTCTTATTGTATAGATTAATTTCAAAGGCTTGAAATGATTTGTCATGAACGTAGTCAGGTGGATTACTTGCCGCTCCGGGAATGTTAAGGTATCCATAAACCTTTCCGTTTCCACCATACACTTTATTATAAGCATACGATGTTCTGTTCCCCTTTACTCCTTCTAAGTTTACGTCTGCAAGGGTGAAGCAATATGAGTTGTCAAAGTCTTGCTCCCCTTTCTTAATGCGCAAGAATCCTTCTTTGACCCCAGGCTGGTATCCAAACATAGCTACGCAATAGAAATAGATGTCACCCTTCTCGTCCACGAATGGGTCCCCAGCAGGGGTCATAGAGGAGGCCATTGTAGCACGAGGGTCACTAATCATTTTGATGGGCTTATCGGTCTTGGTATCTATTAAGGCTATATGTGCCCCCTTCTCGCATGAGTAGGCAGACTTTAATTGGCAGAGCGTCACGTATAAGATGCCGTCTCTGATGATGGAAGCACATGGTTCAGGATTATTGTCGCCAGCCAACTTCCCCAAGGAATAGCCAGATAAATCTATTTCTCCTGTTTTTGTCATGGAGGACGGATCTATAATCCACACCTTTCCTAATCCAAGACAAGAAACGTAGGCTTTCTTCTCGGATAAGAATGTGATGTATGTGGCCTTTGCACCACTTGGAAATAGCATGGTGTTTCCTTCTTGAACAAGGATTCCATCCTTAGGGATGTACTTGTAGAGGTGTTCTGTATCTGTCACATATATCTTATTTTTATACACGAATGTGAATGCCCCCTTCGGAAGCACCAATGCGTTGTCTGTATTGAGTGAACTAACACTCAAATCCTTGAACAGGCTAATATATGTGTTTTCTCCGATGTTTACGCTGTGTACAAATCCTACTTCAGATTTTGTAGAGGGAGGAAAGTCCGGAGAGTCCTTTCCGCATGAGGTGAGACCTACAAGAGATAGCAACACAAGGGCTGCGATTAAAAAATAATGTTTCATTTTATTTGTTTTTAAATTGGTAATATA